CTTAACTACTGAAACATTTGAGCCTGTTGCAATAACAGACTTGACTGGAGTTGCAACGATTGAGGCAATGTCGCCATAGAATGTGACCTTCTCTGTTGCAATGACTGTACCTGTAAGGGTTGTAAGAGTAATTGTTGATACTCCTGCTGTACCGTCAGCAAATACACCAATGTGATTTCCTGTTGGGATTACAAGTGCACGACCCTGTGCAGTAATTGTTGCAGGGTTTGTTCCATAACCGATAAGTCCTGAACCTGTTACAGTTGCAAGAATTGACTCAGTTGCAGATCCACCTGCTGCGTTCTTAGGTGTAACAGCAATAACTGCTGCTGCATCTGTTGCAGTTGCCTTTGGAGCATATACTGCCTCATCTGCTGTTGCAGAGACTGTCTCACCCTTATTAAGAATTGATGTTGTAGTTGAAGCTGCAGGTGTTAGGTCCGCTGCCTTAACTGTTACAGTCCATGTTACTGATGGACCATTGATTGGGCTTGTAGTAAGAATACGAGCCTCATATGTACCTGCTACTGCTGGAGTATCCAAAGTTACTAGGAACTTTGCTGTTACATATGTAGGTGTATTTACTGTTGCATTAACATCTGCTGAAACACGGTTACCCGCAATCGCTGCAGTTGCTGTCGCTGTTTCAAGCAATGTAAATGTTGCAGACTTTGCTGAGCCTGCTGGCTGTGTGAACATAGCAGAAATAATTGTTGCTGTATCTGCTGCTGTCTGTGAAATGAATGACAATGTAACTACTGCAGTTGCAGACTCTCCTGTTGATACAGCATCTGTTGCTGAGTCAATCGTTAGAGTTGGTGCATTTACAGCAGCACTTGTCGGAAGTGCTGACATTACGCCAAAAGACATTGCTGCAGCTAGTCCTAGGGCGATTTTCTTAAATGAATTCATCTTTCTCCTTGTTAGTTTTTTATAATAAATTGAAGTTATCAAGATAGTCCCGAACTTCTTCGGGAATTTCCCGACTATCCAATTCTACCATACGTTGTTCCTTCTCTGCAAGTCGCTTTGCTGAGGTTGACCAAGTATGAATATCTATCTCTATATTAGGATTCTTCGGTGTGTGGGATAAGGCACCGAATACTGCCCCAGTCACCGCATCCGCAAGGTCCTTGGACTTCTTGCGTGGGTGGTCTACCTTTTTATCATTAATAATCTTAAGTTCTGACATTTCATCCAGAAGTAGTGGGATGTGTGGCATGGCTACACGCTCCTCATAAACCATCATAGCAAGATCTTCGTAGTGCTTTTTACCAACAGAAACAGTATCAGTTCTTATTCCAACTGCCTGAAGCTCCTGCTGGATATCAAATGACTGCCAACGGTCAAATGAAACCATACCTAGATTAAATCCTTGTCTACGAAGGTTTTGAATCCACTGCTTGACCTCTGAAAGGTTTACAGGACCTTCAATCTTTGGTTCCCACCACACTACTGCATCCACAATAATAATTGGTGCTACCTGTTCATAGTCTTTAACTACTTGAAGATTTACCCACTTATCAACATGGGCAATTGCTACTGCACACTTGTCATGCTTTTGTGCAAGGTCAGCGTGAACATAGTAAACCTTATCTGGATCTGGAACAAATGACTCATCAAACCTTTTATTGTTATCAATAGGATTTCTTAGAGTCATACACTTTTCAAGCTTATCTTTTTGCTTAAAGAATGCATCAGATGCGAAGGTTGGTACACAAGCAAAGCGTTGCATAGCATCACCCATATCAGTAAAGAATGCAAGCTTAAAGTCATCAATCTTACGAGTAGGGTTAACTACCCAAGTAGGACGCTTAAGAGCAAATACTCCAGGATACTTATAGGAAAGGATCGTATCTTCGTCCCATGATATGTCTAGGTGATTACCCTCAACATCTTCTGGGAAATCTGGATTCATTATGAACCTATGGTTATAGGTAATGATTTCTTTTTCCATGATTGATTCTTCATACTTTTGTGAAATAAAGTCCCCTGGAAAACGTGGGAATGAAAGCAAAGCAACCTTACCAAGATCTGGGAAACGAGAGTCTACAGAAGCACGGAAGGCCTTATAGATATTATCAGCAGTCTTACCCTGATCATTTCCTGTTCCTACCTCAGTAGCAAAACCAGAAATTTCGTCAAGTACTGCAAGGATAAGGTTCAAACCCTCATGTGATTCACGCTCTGAGTGACCAGAATAAACAGTGATTCCCTTATCAAATTCAATGCTTTCAGCTTTTGCATTGTACTTGCCTGCAAACCATTCAGACTTCTCAATCTTGGTTTTAAAGCCCTTAAAGAAAACGTTCTTAGCCTGTTGAGCGTTAATAGCAACGTTAATAATATCAATAGCATCTCCAGAAGGCTTTCCAAAGTATCTTGCTGGATCCTTTAGACATAGTAGTTTATATACAATGTATGCACATGCTACTGTAGATGTGAAGTCTTTTCCAGATCCCTTGCCAAGTTGTAGGATAACCTCATTCTTGGTGTATTTCTTGTAGTAGCGATGACCTTCCTCTGCCCCCAAAATATCAACAAGATCTTCTTCTCTGTAGATTTGACTCATTGCTTCTACGATATCGTACTGAATATCGGATAGTGGTGGCTGGTTTAGATAAGCCTCACCCTCAACAAATGTCTTGGCATCTACAGGCATTTCCTCAAAGTTATTGTTCTTTAAGGCTTCAAAGAAATCATTGAACATTGTGGACAACTGTAATCACTTCTCCGTCCTTAGCAACAGATGAAAGTCTGTGCATAATTAAGTCACGAATCTCTGGATGTGAAGATGCAATGTCTCTTAGAATACTAACAAGAGTTTCTTGACGCTTCTCAATCTCAACCATCTCTTCTGCAAGCTCTTTGTTCTCAAGGAGTCCTGCCTTCTGAAGCATATCAATTCTAGCCTTCTCAATATCAACAACAAGTTTAATTGCTTGAGTCTTTGCACTAAGATTATTAGTCATTGAAGCTTCATCAATAACTTCATATGACTTTGTAATCAACTTGCTATAGTGAGCATCCATTGCAGCAAGGGCTTCTTTAGCACGAGCACGAATTGCATCATTTGCAGATGCCATGACTTTCCACTCATTGATTAGCTCAACAACTCTTGTTCTAGGAATTGAAAGCTCTTTAGAAATTCTTGTTGGATCACTTCCCTTTAGGTACTCAGAAACAACGGTGTTTACCTGATCAAGGTGCTTAACTAAATCTTCTTCAGTTGACATACTTTCCCTCTAGTCTATTGATTTCATCTTTAATATAAAAGATTGCCTTCTCTAGGTCCTGGATAGTCTTAGACTCATCCTTAAGTCCTGCTCTCCAAAGGTACTTAAAGGCATTACCAATGTTAAAGTTACGGTGACGAGTAATCTGAATACACTCAACGCCAGAAGGATCTGATGTGTAGTGTGTAGGATGATTTACCTGGTCTACTGTGATATTAAGGTTGTTACTCATATTTTGTAATCTCCACTGCTAGTCTTTTCTTACACTTAGTACAAACTGTATATGTTCTTCCAGTAAAAGGACATGAGCCCTTTTGACTATCGCTATGACGACAGAATAATCTAACAGCATAGGCCTTAGTCATTTTTACTAGGTGATTAAATATCTTCATTGTCATACCAATCAAAATTCTTTGGCATACCCTTGATTAGTAGAACAGCGTATGTTAATCCAACTGCCCCCACAACTGTTAGGGCTGTTGCAATCTTGTGAATACTTTTCATCTCTTTGACTTCCTTAATCCAAATTTAGCAAGGTACACATAGATTGTCTCTAGGCTTGCCCCGCACTCTTTTGCAATCTCTTCTGGAGATTTCTTATCAATAAGGAACCTCTTACGAAGCCAAATCTCACTTGTATATAGTTTAGCAGCCATGATGTTACTTGTCAACTCCTATTGCTTTGCTCCAATTACTTAATGCCCAATGCCCAATACCACAAGCATCTGCCACATCATTATCAGTAATAGCCTTATCATAGATAGTATTGATGAACTTAATTGTTCTTTCCTTGCGTAGGTTTCTCTCGTATGCTTTATACCAAGAAACTGACTTGCCTGGATTTTGAGATCTAATAAAAAGCTGTTCATCTTTAGATATCTTCTTGTTACCAATAAAGTTCTGCCAAGTAATAGGTGATACCTTTCCAACAGTACGAATACCAGACTGACCTGCAGCACCTAGTAAAGCTCCTTGAACTAAAGCAAGATCAGCAGCGGTCTTAGGACTATTCATGAATACTGTATGCTCAATAACA